GCATGGTTGAGGGCATGTGGTATGGGTCACCATTACCCACGGCGCAACAACCTCCACTTCATTAATTATTACGCAATCAAGAAATACCGCGAAAATCGAGAGGATGAGGATGGTGAATTTTTCAATGCTAACGACAAAATGGAAGGAATGAGATGAGTGGATCAGTGGGCAAGGGAGTGGATCGAGTGATGGATCAATGGGAGAGGGTCAATGAGCGCCGGGAGGTGGAGGGGGATCTGAAGAAGATATTCTTGAAGATGACTCGATTGCCCAAGAGTGGCAAGTCGGGTGGAAGAGGCAAAACCAAAAAAACAGGAGGAAAGAAGAAATGAGCGACAGGAAAAACGAAGCAGCGTGGCGCTATGCCGCGACCCTCGACAGGGTAATAGACGGGGACACCGTGGATGCGATGATAGACCTTGGGTTTTCGACGCACCGGAAGGTGAGGATACGGTTCCACGGGATCGACACCCCGGAAACGCGAACCAGGGACGAGGAAGAGAAGAAGCTTGGCAAGGCAGCTACAGCCCGGTTGGAGGAGATCTTGGCAGCGGATTCGGGCGCATTTGTCGTGAGGAGTCATGGAATAGGTAAATTTGGACGTTGCTTGGGCGAATTGTTCACCGAGTCGTTGGGGGAGGTCAGTGTGAACCAGACCTTGCTGGATGAGGGCCACGGCAAAGAGTACCACGGTGGCGCGAGGTGAGTGAGTCTCCCCCGGTTGCCCAGTTGAGTCGTCACCCGGTGCTTGCGTTGCCCACGCGCAGGCAGGCGAAGGCAATGGGTGAGAAGGAACTGAAGAAGTTGCTGGACGAGAGGGAGGAGATGATTCGCCTTGAGCGGGAAGACCCGTACCATTACGGTTTCGAACCAGAGCATTGGAAGCAAGCGGACAAGTTGCGGGAGGAATGCTCGGAACTGATCATTTTGGGAGGCAATCGTTCGGGAAAGAGCGAGTATGCGGCGAAGGCAGTTGTGAAGACCTTGGTGGAGTATGATGAGAGCAACGTAATCTGTATGCACACGACTGCCTCGACCTCGGTGGAGCAACAGCAGGCGCTGGTGTGGAAGTATCTGCCGAGGGAGTGGAAGACTGCCAAGAAGAACCGGGTGACGAACATGACCTTTTCGGTGAAGAACGGATTCACCGAGGCTAGTTTGGTTGGGCCGAACGGGTCGAAGTGCTATTTCCGCAACTATTCCCAGAAAGCGGAGGGCATCATGGAGGGATCGGAGTGGGATTTGTCTGTCTGCGACGAGTTATGTCCCTTGGAGATCATCGAGAGTTTGAGGTTCAGACTTGTGACGCGCGCGAGGGCGAACCCCCGAAACGGGTTAATCCTGACCTTCACCCCGATTGCTGGATGGAGTCCCACCGTGAAGAACTACCTGCAAGGGGCGCGGACGATGGAGTGGGCGCCAGCCGAGTTGCTGGGTGGCGAGAAGGTTCCCGTGGTGCAGCAATGCATACGTCCCGCTGCGAAGATCATGTATTTCCACACCTTGTGGAATCCGTACAACGACTACGAGTCACTGGTGAAGACGTTGGAGGGAGAATCCCGACATAATATATTGTGTCGCGCGTATGGGATACCGAAACGAGCGTCATGCGTGGCGTTTCCATTGTTCGGAGAACGTCACCTGGTCAATGACGGGCAAATCCCCGAGGACGGAACGAACTACATGGTGGTCGATCCTTCGAACGGGCGCAACTGGGTGATGTCGTGGTTTCGGGCGGCGCCCAACGGCATCCATTATTGCTACAGGGAGTGGCCCACTCCCGACGACTACATTCCGGGGGTGGGAAATGCGGGGGAATGGGCGGTTCCGGGGAGAAAGATCGACGGAGATCCCGGTTCCGCTCAACAAACCTTCGGGTTCAGCTTGGGGCGCTACAAGGAGGAGATCGAGCGGGTGGAGGACGGAGAGGATATCTTCATGCGGATAATGGACAGTCGCTTCGGGTCTTCTCCCACCCCCACGAAGAGCGGGGTGACCACGTTGATCGACCAAATGGGCGACCTGGACTTGCACTTCGTTCCGGCGAGCGGGGTGAGCATCAACGAGGGGGTCACCATGATCAGCGACGTGATTCACTGGAAACCACATGCCGACGATGGGGAAGATCCCTCGAACGCGCCGAGGTTCTACGTCCACGAATCATGCAAGAACATGATGTTCGCCCTTTCAACGTGGACGGGCGCGGACGGCAAACTAGGGGCGACCAAGGATTTCGTGGATTGCGCCCGCATGTATTTCACCTCCGCGCCGCAGTACGTGGAGGAGGGTTCCGGGGTGATCCACGCAGGGGGTTACTGGTAGCCGCGCGAACGGACTGTTCCGTAAACTCACACAACTTGAATATCAGGTGGCGCGGCTATTTCATGCGGATTAGTTGCGCCGCTAAAGTACCCCCTCTTTAGTCATCCGTTGGATTTTACGCGCAAATCCGTCAATGCCAAAAGGTCGTTTGCCCCGAGTTTTCGACCCCTCCCGAAAGGAAAACGGCTATTTCATGCGGATAAATCTTTCATCTTCCCCGGGTTTTCACTTATTTTCCACGTCCCCCCTCCATCGTACCACGTGACTCCTTGTTTTGTATACGGTCACCAAATTTTAAAAAGGTCTTGACGGGTCGTCGACGTCCTCCCTAACGTCTGAAACATGGGGGAAACGGAACCGAAAGGCATGTTGCTTCGGCGCAGGCACGTCATGGAGTGGTTGGGCATCGACAAGCACATGTTCGCCAAGTGGTTGCACTGCGGCTTGCTGAAACCCGTCTACGTGGGTGGGGACGTTCCCTTCTATCTGAAGAGAGAGGTAATCAAACTGGTGGAGGACGCGACTAATGAGCGAGAAGGAACTGATAAAGAAGACTGACGAACCCGAGATCCCGTTGTTGCAAGAGGAGTTGCGCGAGGTCATGGAGGACGCATCGACTGCCCTCCAGCACAGGGATACCTACGAGGACGTGCGCTTTTCCCGGCATGACGGTCAATCGGAGGACGGAAGGAAGCACGAAAGCGACGTCGGACACCCGCCGACCCCGTGGGAAGGCGCCTCGGACGTCCGCATTCGACTCGCTGACCGCATAGTGAACCAGCACGTCAACATGGCGACCACTGCCTTCTTTCGCGCCAACCTGCGCATCACGGGCATCGAGGTGGAGGACAATCGAAGCGCCTCGATCTGGGGCGACGTCTTGAAGTACTATTTGCATCAGAAGCTGCTGCCCGAATTGCGGGCGGAAGTGGAGATTCTCGCCCAAAACGTCTACGGTTCCTCCCCCGGAGTGGGTGTCTTGGGGGTTTACTGGACGCAGGAAGTGTCCACCCGACTCAAGAAATTCACGATGGACGACGTGGTGCAGTCAGTTTTCGCGGCCGGAGGCGACCAGGATGCCGTGGTCGACGTGGTGGCAATGCTCCAAGACCCGGAGACCGAGGATCAAGCGCTTGAACTATTGCGTCCACAGTTCCCAACCGTCCCGAAGAAAATTCTCAAAAAGGCGTTGAGGGAATTTCGGGAAAACGGGGAAGCCGACGTACCGCAACCCTATCTCAAGGAGAATCGCCCGAGGTTCGTCGCGCATCGACTGTACGAGGACGTGTTCCTCGCGGGCAACGTTACCAACCTGGAACGCGCCGAGGTCATATTCCGCAGGGAGTGGATGACCGAGACCGAGATCAGGGAGAAGGGAATAACGGAGGAGTGGCCCTCTGAGTTCGTGGAGGAGGTCATAGAGAAGACCGAGGGCATGACCGCAGTGCCGGAGACCGACCAACGCTTTCCCCTCGCTTTCGGGATGCGCCAATCGTTCGCGGATCGCTCCAGCGACTTCGAACACCTCTACGAAATCTATTACGCCTACGTCAAAAGCTACGACGAGGACACCGACGTCCCGTGCATCTACTGCACCGCATTCTCCGCCCACGTGAACGACCTTTGGGGCAAGCATGAAATGCTCAACTACACCCACGGGCAAATGCCCTTCGTCCTGTTTTCGCGGGAAAGACTCTCGCACTCCATATTCGACTCGCGGGGAATCCCCGAACTGGTGGCGACCAACCAGTACGAAATCGCCACCCAACGCAATTTGCGCTCGGATGCGTCCCAGATAGGCACGATTCCACCGATGCTAGTAAACGCCCGACGAGGAGGAATCAACCTTCTGATCGCT